CTCTTTTACCTCCTCGAGTAACTCGCGGATAGTAATTATGATTCTTGTTATATCACCGTTGTGATCGATCCCTTTGAATACAAACGGATTGATCTTGTCATTTTTACAACGAATAGCTAACCCTTTTGTCAGATTAATGATATAATCCAAAGGATTTTTCTCATATAGTCTTTCATCGAACCAGTTTTCGTCAACAACAGGCAATGCTTGATTTTGATAATAGGTATTCCTATCTTCATCCAAGTCTTTCTGAAGTAAGTTTATGTGTTTCTCGATGAGAACCCATTCTTTCTCCAGTAGAGTCAATAGCAGACCACATGTTATTTCGTGTGATCTCTCTGACTTAATGAAAGTTTCCAGACCTACCAATCTTAGATAGGCAGGTTCGTCAACTTCTTTGATCAGTTGCAGTAATTGCTCGCCACAATGGGTTATATGGGTCTTGGTACCATAGGTACCAAATTCCAGGATAGACATTTTAGCCAGCTCCTCCAGAAGAAATTTCCTCCGGTCGAACTTCTTGACTTTAGTCAAACCCATGATAATTTCATGGACAACATCTTTTTCAAGACGCTGCTTAAGATGTGCAATAAGGACAGGCAACATAAATATATTTTGCTCTACCTCTCTGCATAGACGACTAGATATCCTTGAGACATTATGTCCTCGGGAGATGTTCATAGATACAAATTCAGCTACCAGGTTTTCCTCAGTAGCATATTTTGATTTTTGAGCATTAATTGAAACACCTAACTTCTCATAAAATTTTGTGAGTTTGTTTTGTGGATCATATATCCATAAGTCATCACCTATCTTGTTATACATCGCTTGCCTTTGGCCTGCAGATGAATACCAATCTTTATACTCTTTTTCATAGTGTATGCTTTGAGCATATTCTAACAAGAAAAGGTCGGTTAATGTTGCTAATGCAAACGAGGCATGGATTCCCATACCTTGTCCTACAGCGTAACGAGTCTCTTTGCCGGTGTTTTGCACTGACCAAGGACACTTAACTACAAGGTTATACCATTCGTCTGAAATTTCTTTCGAATATAAAACCTCTAAAACATCCTTTTGCAATTTAGCTGGTAATCTATCCGTCCAATTGGACGCGTCGATCGAAGCTATACCTGCCCTCAGAGACAATTGTAACTTTCGGAAACCACCAACGTGGTCAAAGATATT